GAGTAGAAAAAGATTATCATGCTTTTGTTATTATTGACATAACAAACAACTCCAACAACAAAGGATTACCCGCATACAACGTAGTAGCAAAATATAAAAATAATGAAATCAAACCTGAAATTTATTCCAGTGTTGTTAAAGATATAGCTTTTGTTTATAATCAATCATTTTTATTATGCGAAGTTAATGAAACGGGTAGACAAGTAGCGAATGATCTATTAGAGGATGGTTATCCTAATATGTTACAGTGTTCAACAAAAGCCAGAAGTGGTCAGTTTATTGGTCAAAATTTCTCTGGTAAATATGAACCCGGTGTTAAGATGCAGAAGAACGTCAAAAAGATTGGCTGCATAAAACTCAAGACTCTTATTGAAGAAAATATCCTGTTCATCAATGATAGAGACATCTTTGCTGAATTAACAACCTTCGTTCAAAAAGGTTCAACATTTGAAGCAGAAGCTGGTAAAAATGACGATCTTGTTATGTGTCTAGTGATGTTCTCTTGGCTAACAACCAATCAGTATTTCAAAGATCTTGTTGATGATGATTTAAGAAAAAGACTACTACAAGAGAAAAAAGACCAAGAGGAATCTGATATTTTACCTTTTGGTTTTGCTCCTTATGAAGAAGAAGTGATAGTTGATGAAAAAACCGGAAATGTATGGCAAGTTGTTGAAGAAGATGAAATGAATGCTATGTTAAATCTATTCAATTACTATTAAAAAGACCGTTTACCTAAATAATTTTTAGCAAGCTGAATTATTTTGGAGCAATAAATGGCAACACCTCAATTATCTCCAGGGGTTCTTACTAGGGAAGTAGATCTTACTGTAGGTCGTGCAGATAATGTACTTGATAACATCGGCGCTTTTGCTGGTCCCTTTCCTATTGGCCCGGTAGAAGATCCGATTGATATTATCACCGAGCAAGATCTTATTAAAGTATTTGGTAAACCAGAAAATACTAATAATCAATATGAATATTGGATGTCTGCCAGTTCATATCTGAGTTATGGTGGTATTCTAAAGGTCGTTCGTGTAGATGATGCAAATCTTGTTAACGCTAACGCAATTCGTAATTCTTCTGGAGTTTCAACTTGTGGTGATACTACACTCAAAATCAAAAACTTTGATGACTACGAATTAAATCATTCTGACGATATTGCCAATTATATCTTTGCTGCCAAAAATCCCGGAGAGTGGGCCAACAGTCTTAAGGTTTGCATTGTTGATAACAAGGCCGATCAGACTTTAACCGTTTCTGCTGGTACTGCTACATCTACCGCTATTGGTATGGGTGTTACTGTTGCTCTCACCAATCAAGTTGTGGCTGGCGCTGGTTCTACTAGCCTCTTCAATGGTTATCTGAAGGGTATTGTAACTGGTAAATCCAGTGCATCTCTTGATGTTAAAATTGTCTCAAGAGTAGCTACTGGTAGTACAGAAGAGCAACTCGTTGAGTACAGAAACGGCGACCAATTAACTTCTATCGTATCTGGTAGCACTATTACTGTTACTAATTCTGTGGGTGCTGCACAAACCACCCAAACTCTTGCTGCAGATTCTGTTGTTGATTGGTATGATCAACAAAAACTGGAACTCGTTAATACTACCATTTATTGGAATTCCATTGCACCTAAGCCCATCAGTAGCGAATTTGCGGCTGAAAGAAATGGTAGAAACGATTCTATTCATATTGCTATTGTTGATGACACTGGAACTGTCACCGGCATTCAAGGCAATCTTCTAGAGAAACATCTATTCCTTTCTAAGGCAACCGATGCCATTTCTGCAGTAAATTCACCTCAGAAAATCTGGTGGAAGGATTATCTTGCTCAGTTTTCTAATTTTGTTTTTGTTGGTGATGATCCATCTGACAACAGCAATCCTAATGAGGTAGTTTATCAAACTGGTTTCTCTAGTGGTTTTGTTGGTATTACTACCGCTCAGGGTCAATGGAATCAGCCAGCACAAAGCAAAACTTTCTCAGCTATCGGTAACGTAACCTATAATCTGTCCGGTGGTAAGAACTATGGCAGCACAAGCGGTTTGACTGCTACTCTTGCCAATTTGGTCTCCGCATATAGATTGTTCAATAACAGAGACGAGATCCCTGTTGACTACCTGATTATGGGACCCGGTTTGACCAATAAGGCAGAGTCTCAGGCTAAGGCCCAGGAACTCATCGCTATTGCAAATCGAAGAAAGGATTGTATCGCAACTATCTCACCTCATAGAGATGATGTAGTTGGAGTAACTAACCGTGAAACCCAGACCGATAATGTCATTTCGTTCTATGCTCCATTATCATCTTCATCTTATGCGATTTTTGATGATAATTACAAATATACTTTTGATCGCTTCAATAATAAGTTCCGATATGTGCCAACCAATGCCGATGTTGCAGGTCTTTGTGTAAGAACCAGTATCGTTGCATATCCTTGGTTCTCTCCTGCAGGACAACAAAGAGGTATTCTCAATAATGCTATCAAACTTGCTTATAATTCTGAGCGTCCTCAGAGAGATCGGCTTTATTCTCAGAGAATCAACTCTGTAATCAATCAGCCTGGTATCGGAATTCTACTTTACGGTGATAAGACTGCATTGGGTTATGCATCGGCGTTTGATAGAATCAACGTTCGTAGACTCTTTCTTACTATTGAACAAGCATTTGAAAGACTTGCACAGGCTCAACTATTTGAAATCAACGACGATATTTCTCGTTCTAATTTCATCAACAGAGTTGAACCTTATCTACGTGATGTTCAAGCCAAGCGCGGTCTTTATGATTTCCGTGTTGTTTGTGATGAATCTAATAACACTCCCGATGTTATTGATAACAATGAATTTAGAGGAGATATTTACCTCAAGCCTGCCAAAACAACCAACTTCATCACTCTTACTTATGTTGCAACCCGAACTGGAGTAAGTTTTGAAGAAGTTGTTGGTAGAGTATAATTATATTAAATACTTATTACGGAGGATAAATTAATGTCTACTCTAAGAACAATTACTGGCTTCAAACAAAGATTAAGAGGTGGTGGCTCTCGTCCTAATCTTTTTGAAGTCAGTATTCCCGCTTTTCCATCTACTCTAGGTATTACCTGGGGTAGACAGGAAGCAGAAGATTTTAACTTCTTTTGTAAATCGGCTGCTATTCCGGGCTCAACCGTCAATCCGATTGATGTGCCATTTCGCGGACGTTCATTAAAAATTGCGGGCGATAGAACCGTTGCACCTTGGACAGTAACCGTTACTAACGATGAATCATTCAATCTTCATAATGCCTTTTTGCAGTGGCAGAATGGTATGAATAAGATGGAAAACGCTACTGGTGCAACATCTCCTTCTGCATATATGGTCAATGCTTATGTTGATCAATTAGGAAGAGGTGCAGACGCTGGACGTTATTCTACTCGCAACTCCGCTACTGGTGGCGCGGTTGGTAACGTGTCTATTCCTCCGGTCCGTAGATTCAAACTTATTGATGTCTGGCCTTCGGATGTAGGTGAGATCGCTCTTTCTTATGAACAAGACAACACTATTGAAGAATTTAGTGTTGAGTTCCAGATTCAATACATCGCTGTTGGTGAAGATGGAGATCAAAACGGAGTGATTATTCGCTAATAAATAGATCACTTAGAACTGTTTGATATATGACTAAACTTTTTGGTTTTTCAATTGATGATGATAGCGAATTATCTCCTAGTACACTTTCCCCCGTTGCTCCTTCAGATGAGGACGGGGCTGATTTTTATCTAACTAGCGGATTTTTCGGTACTCATATTGATATTGAAAATATCTATAGAACCGAATTTGATCTTATTCGTAGATATCGTGAAATGGCGCTACATCCAGAGGTTGATTCCGCTATTGAAGATATCGTAAATGAGGCTATTGTTTCTGATACTAATGATTCTCCAGTTCAAATTGAATTGTCTAATCTTAATGCAAGTGATAAACTAAAAGCAGACATTAGACAAGAATTCAAGTATATTTTAGAAATGTTAGATTTTGATAAAAAAGCTCACGAGATTTACCGTAACTGGTATGTTGATGGAAGACTGTATTATCATAAAGTTATTGATATCAAAAGACCCAAAGACGGCATTCAGGATCTTCGCTACATTGATTCCATGAAAATGCGTTATGTTCGTCAAGAAGTAAAAACCGAAAACGAAAAAATTTCAGCTAGACAATTCGGTGATGCTGATCCGATGAACTATAAGTTCCCGAAGATTGAGGAATATTTTATATACACACCAAACACATCTTATCCTGTGGGTGGACCAAAAGAAATGACCGCAGGACACGAAAAAGGTGTTAAATTTGCTCGTGATTCTATTGTTTATTGTACGAGTGGTCTTCTTGATAGAAATAAAGGAACAACATTATCATATCTCAATAAGGCATCTAAAACACTCAATCAATTAAGAATGATTGAAGATAGTCTTGTTATTTACCGACTTCTTCGTAGTTCTGAACGTCGGGTATTTTATATTGACGTTGGTAATCTACCAAAAGTGAAAGCAGAACAACATCTTCGGGATGTGATGATGCGTTATCGTAATCGGTTGACTTATTCTACATCCGATGGTACTATTAAGGATGATAAGAAATTTATGGCAATGATGGAAGATTTCTTTCTTCCTAGACGTGAAGGTGGCAGAGGGACTCAGCTTGATATTGTTCCTGGTGGTTGCCTTGCTATGAATACTAAAGTATCTCTTTTGGATGGTAGAGAACTTTCTATCTCAGAAATTGAAAATGAGATGAAGGATGGTAAAAAACTTTGGACTTATTCATGTCATCCAACAACAGGTGAATTCGCTCCCGGATTAATTTCATGGGCGGGTGTTACACAGAAAAAAGCTAAAGTATTAAGAATCACTTTGGATAATGGTGAGAGTGTGGTGTGTACTTACGATCACAAGTTCCCAATTTATGATGTTGGTTTTGTTGAAGCTCAAGAATTAACGACGGAATCTAGAGTAATTAGTGCTCATAAAAATCCCAACATCATTCCAACTATCGTTAATATTGAATATCTTCCAGATGAAATTGAAGTCGGTACTCTTACTATTGATTCCGATGAAACTATCCACAATTATCATACATTCGCATTATCTTGTGGAATTTATACAAAAAACAGTAATCTCGGCGAATTAACCGATATAAACTACTTCCAACGTAAGCTCTATAAGGATCTTGGTGTTCCCGAATCTCGCATTGGCGGTGACTCAGGTTTTAATCTTGGTAGATCTTCTGAAATTCTGCGCGATGAAGTTAAATTCTCTAAATTCGTTGGAAGACTTCGCAAGAGATTTGCGGGATTATTCACCGATATGTTAAAAACTCAACTCATTCTTAAAAATATCATCACACCACAAGATTGGTCACAAATGAGTGAGCACATTCAGTTTGACTTCTTGTATGATAATCACTTTGCCGAACTCAAAGAAGCCGAATTGCTCACAGAGAGAATGAATAATCTTTCTATAGCAGAACCTTATATCGGAAAATATTTTTCTCGTGATTATGCTCGTCGTAAGATTCTTCGTCAGACGGATCAAGAGATTGTTGAAGAAGATGCTAAGATCAAAAAAGAAATTAAAGATGGTGTTATTCCCGATCCAAACATTCCAGTTGATCCTAATACCGGTCTTCCTCTACCTATGGAGAGTCCAGGCAATAACATTCAAGGTGATATGGGTAAAATTCCCGTAGAACCAAAAGTGGATAGCTCCGCCGTTGAAGCCCCGAAAGGTGGCGAAATCTAAATACAATTATTCTAAAAACAATTATGGAAAATCTAGCTCAAATGATTCTTCAAAAAGAATCTCCTTCAAAAATTTCTGATTATATCAAAGACCAACTGAATCTAAAAGCGGTTGAAAAAATTGATCAATTCCGACCAGAAGTAGCCGCTAATCTTTTTGGCGTAGAAGAAGAAAATTGAAATGGATCTGAGTGATCTTTTTCAATTAGTATCCGAAGAAAAGAAAAAACAAAAAGAGGAGTTTGATAATCTCGTATCAGACTCCTTTGAAAATCTAGTCTGGAATCAATTAGAAGAGAAAACTAAACCTAAAAAGAAAAAGAAGAAAGTAATAAAAGAAGAGGTATTACCACCTCAACCACAAACATTACTAGAGCGTTCTTTAGGAATATTATCGGAGCCTTCTGATAAAAAACAAGACCGTGATCCACTAACACCATTAGATCAAAAGTTTGTAACATTTGAAGAGCTTCAAAAACATTACACACTATTCATCTCAAGAATCCAACAGCAGTTATCCACATTAGGTGGAGGTGGTGAAGCTAATCTAGCCTTTATGACGTTGCCGGTAAGAACGGTAACGTCTTCTTCTTATATAATCACACATAGAGATTATTATGTTGGAGTTAATTATGCAGGAGCGGTTACGATTACTTTACCTAAAGCCGACCGTGAAGGTAGAAAATATACAATAAAAGATGAATTAGGTCAAGCATCTAGAGGAACTAATCGCTACATAACAATCGTTCCTCAATCTGGTGATCTTATTGATGGAAGAAATAATGCAATATTAGCTTTTGATTATGGTAGTCTAACATTTATATGGAAAAGTAATTCCTGGAGAATCATATGAGTCATCTTTTTGCACCACCGAAACAAGAACAAGATGCATTTGGTAGATTAAGAATTTCTGATCCCTTTACTCTAGGTGATTATAAACATATCTTTTATCTTAATCCTGAATTTATTAATGCAGTTTCAGGTGCAGGATCTTCAGTTTATTACGATAAAAATCAATCTGCAGCTATTCTTCAGGTTGGTGTAACGTCTGGTGCCTATGCGATTCATCAAACAAGACAATATCATCCATATGCACCAGGAAAATCTCAGCTAATCTTATCTTCTATCAATTTCAAAGAAGCTGTTCCCAATAACATCAGAAGAACAGGATATTTTGATGATCATAATGGAATTTTTGTAGAAGTTGATGCATCAGGTAGAATAAATTTTGTTATAAGATCTGATGTTTCTGGAGTTATTTCTGAAAGAAGAGTAACCCAATCGGATTGGAATAAAGATCCGTTAAACGGTGGTGGTCCTTCTGGTTATAATATCAATATCAATAAAACTCAACTTTTTATTACCGATTTTGAATGGTTAGGTGTTGGAGTTGTCCGATGTGGTTTTGCTATTGATGGAAGAAACATAATCTGTCATGAATTTTATAATGCAAATAATCTTGAAACCGTTTACATGAGAATGCCGAATCTTCCTGTTAGATGTGAAATTAGAAACGTTGGAACTATTGGAGCTGCTACTTCTTTCACTCAGATTTGCTCAACTGTTATTAGTGAAGGTGGTTATGAGGAAACTGGATTTGAATGGTCACATACTACACCCCTAAGATCAATTAGTGTTGGATCTTCTTTACCCGCGATTACAATAAAGCTTAAAAATACTTTTAAAGACGATAAAAATAGAGTAAACGTTAAACTCACTAACGTTTCTGTATTTGCTGTTGGTGGTAATGTTCGCTACGAAATCGTCAAAATTCCAACAAGTGTGGGTATTAATACATCAGGAACATGGATCTCAGAAAACGATAATTCGGCAGTTGAATACAATCAAACCGCAACTGGTATATCTTCCGTTTATTATGAAGATGTTTCTGGTGGTTATGCTGCAGGAAGTAGTCAAAATGCAAACGTTATTAATGGTTCTTCTTCTACAGCACAGATAGGACCAAAAGCCAAAAAGAATTTTATCTGTCAAAATTATGATTCTACTGATTCAGAATTATTCTCAGTAAGAGTTTATAATATAGATTCTAGTTATACTGCTCAAGTTGGCGTTTCTATACATTGGAAGGAAATATACTAAATCCTAAATAGGTTATAGTTAAAATTGTCTTATAATGGCTCATAAACCCGTAGGTATTGGTAGTTCTTTTTCGGTTTCATCTGGAGCTGCTACTACATCACAACCATTTCAAGTTTATAGTGATACTCTGAGAATTGTATCAACGGCACCCGCTTTTGTTAAAATTGATTCTGAGCCAACGGCATCGCCAAGTAATTATTACGTCTCTAACACAAGAGAATATACTTTAGCTCTTTCTCCCACTTCGGCAAGAATTGCTGGAATTACTACTGGTGCAACAACTATTATTGATTTTCTAGAAGGAACATTTTCTCCTTTTGGTGTGGGTGATTATGTTTCCTTAACATCACCAAATCAATCATATTATAACTTTACTCATAAAAAAGTTCTTAATGTTCAAACATCAGCAATGGGTGTTGATGGTTATCATTCTCGTAGAATTATTGTTGAGAATAATTCATCGGGTATCGTGACAGCATATACCGCTAATGATGCAGATCTTAGAACCTCAGCAAAGATTTC